GAACAGAACATTTTTGTTCCATCCGGCTTGGCACGGGGGTTTTTGAAGAGCTTCCTTAGGCATCATCCGTGCCGGAATAGGAATAGTTACATTCCCATCAGTTCCCGGCGAAATTCCGTTGACACTACGAACGAGATTGGGCTTACCGCTCACGCCCGTCCAAGGCACCGTATCCGCCGTTCCTGCGGTCTTCGCCTTGGCGTTGATGCCCAAGTACGTCGAGGCGGCGTCGGCCTTCGTGAGGTACGGCGTCAGGTCGGGGGCGGGGGCCTCGGCTGCCGAAATCGCTCCGATGTTCTTTCGGGCCTGCGCCTGCTGGGCTGTCGTGAGCGTCTGCGCATCATATACGACAGCATGCGCATTCTGCGACGCATATTGCTGAGCGAGATCGCGCGCGGCCTCCGCGGCCTTCTGCGCGTTAGCGGCTGAGGTAGCGCTAGACGCGGCGGCTTTTTGTGAATTCGCGGCATTCGTAGCAAAGGTCGACGCGGCAGAAGCAGACGAGGCGGCGGAAGTCTTTGATGCCGCGGCATTCGTCTCGCTAGCCTTTGCGGCCGACGCACTGGACGCCGCCGCAGACTTGGACGAAGACGCCGCGGTCTCGGACGTCTTGGC